TCTAGATGAAGAAAAAAAGAAAGAGGAGGAAAAAGAACAAGTGCCGGTTTCATCCGGAGAGTCAGTGGATGATAGATTCAAAAATTCCGGAACTTATTCTGACAGATTCAAATGATCAAACTACCCGATAACTTCAAACTGATTGCAGAATTTACAACTGGCAGTCACATGTATGGAACGAACACCCCAGAATCTGATCTAGATACTCGTGGGGTGTTCATTCCATCCAAGAAATATTTTTTCGGTTTTTTAAATCGAACAGAGCAGTATGAAGATAAAAAAGAAGATATTGTATTTTATGAGTTGAGAAAATTCCTATATCTTGCATTACAAAATAACCCGACAATTATTGAGTTTTTATTTATTCCATTTGAGATGGTAACAATGAAAACTCGTGAGTGGGAAAGAATTATTGAAAATAGAAATGCATTTCTATCAACAAAAGCCAGATTCACATTCTCTGGTTATGCTCATTCACAACTAAAGAGGATTAAGGGACATAGAGCATGGTTGCTGAATCCTCCAAAGAAAAAACCAGAGAGATCTGATTTTGGACTTCCAGAAGAAAGATCGCTTATAAGTCATGATCAAATTGGGGCGTTTAACATAATTATTTCAAATTATCTAGAACAGATTTCTGGAAACCACAAACTAAGAGATCAACTTAAGGAAATGGAAGAAACGCACAATTATAAAGCGATCGTTAAAAATACTGTTGATATGGATTACAATGCTGTCCAGGCAACTGCCCCTCTTTCAGATAATTTGATTGAGGCAATTGCGAAGGAAAAATCATATATAAATTCCATGCGACACTGGAAGAAATATCAAAATTGGAAGGCATCAAGACATCCAGCGCGAGCAGAGTTGGAAGCAAAGTTTGGTTATGATACAAAGCATGCGATGCACTTATATCGCCTCATAGAGGAGTGTAGAGAGTTAATGGAGACAGGACACATTACACTTCCAAGGCCAGATCGTGGGCATCTTCTTGCAATCAAAAATGGATTATACACATTTGATAACTTACTTGAAAAATTTGAAAACATGGATTCTGAACTTGATACACTTTATGAAAATAGTATTCTTCCAAAGAAACCAAATTCAAAAGCAATTGATGATCTTTGTATTGATATTGTTGAAAAGTACTTTGGAACAAAAGAAACAATGCAACAGATAGAAACTGCACTTGGTTCAATCTTTTTTGATAAAGGAGACTCATGAAAACAGGATTAGCTGTTGATAAAGAAAAAGGTGCTCTTATAGCATTTAAATATAACAAACATTTTGAAAATGGAACTTACGAAATCTATTATAATACAAAAACAGGTTTCGAACTAATACAGGGAATAAATAATAATCCAGATCCAGTAATATTAGAACTTCCATCATTATTAGATGTTGGAATTATGGGTAGTTGCCCAAATCACTGTGAGTTTTGTTATCAAGGAAACAAGACAGAACCTCATATGACATTTGAAAACTTCAGGAGGATAATTGATGAAACGAAACACCACGTCAACCAAGTTGCACTTGGTGGTAGGGGCGATCCCAATCTGCATCCTGACTTCCGAAGAATTGTCGAATATGCAAGATCAAATGGGGTCGTTCCAAACTATACCACTTCGGGGGTCGGCCTTACGGACTTACAAGTTGATGTTTCAAAAGCATGTGGAGCAGTTGCTGTCTCGGATTACAGAAGCGCAGAATCGTACAGAGCTATAAACTCTTTTATTAATTCAGGAATTAAAACGAATATTCACTTTATGCTAACAAAAACATCATATTTCGATGCTGTAAGAGTTCTTCAAGGAGGAAATCCGTGGCAAAATTTAGTACCAAGATTTGATCCATTTCCCCTTGAAAAAATAAATGCAATTATTTTTCTTTTATTTAAACCACAGGGAAATGCAAAACAACTGGAGTGGTTTCCAAATAAAACTCAATTAAGATCTTTTGCTGACTTAATTGTTGGGAAACCAAACTCAAAAACAAAAATTGGAATGGATAGTTGCCTTGTTAATTATATAAAACAATATATTGAAAATCTTCCCGGAACTCTGGAAATGGTTATTGATACATGTGAAGCAGCAAGAGCATCAATGTATATAACACCTTCGATGGAAGCAATGCCTTGTTCCTTTGCTGATAGCAAATTCAAGGTTTCTCTTGAAGATAAAACAATAAAAGAAGCATGGGATCTATCACAATCATTCAAAACATTTAGAAAATGTTTAGAGAAAAATCCAAAGAAATGTCCACTGTTTTAAGAGGGAATCATGCCAATATATGAGTTCGAATGTAAAAAATGTGGTACAATATTTGAAGCTTTAATGCCCAGAAGAGAAAATAATCCGAAAGGCATAAAATGTATAAAGTGTAATGGTATAGCAAAAATTATTGAAATATCAAAAAGCAACTTTCACCTTAAAGGTGGAGGTTGGGCGGAGGATGGTTATGCGAATAAAAATTGACTTTATAACAAACAGTTCATCTGCAAATTTTGTCATAAGCAAACACTGGTTAAGTCCAGCACAAGTTGATATGATAAAAAACCATATAGTTATAGCAATGCATCTACCAAATCAACCAAAAGATTTTCCATATTTAGATGAATGGAAAATTGATGAAACCCCAGCAGAGATTAGGGGGGTTACCGCAATGGATAATTTTGATATGTATAAATATTTAACAGAAGTTGTTGGACTTCCAACAAAACATATAAACTTCACAAGCCACGGGTAAAAAATGAAAATAAAAACAGACTTTGTAACAAACTCAAGCAGTTCATCATTTATTGTTGCTTTTGACCAAAAAACAACATTCACATATTTAAAAGAGAAGATTCAATTTATGGAAAAAGCAATGCAGGTTTGGAATGATTGCAGAGGGCAACGAATACAAAAACTAACACCTGAGAATGATGAACTTATAGAACGTATACTTTCTGAAACTATGGCTGGTTATTATCCTGGTTATAGAGATCATGATAATGACGAAAGAACTTTTTTAAGAGAACATGGTCACTATTATGACGGAAACTATTGGGATTATTTTAAAGACAATCCAGATGTTCGAGATCACTTTAATAAAGAAAGAGATAGAAGAAGAGCCCTTGGAGCGTTAAAACCAGCAATGAATTTTATAAAAAATAATGTTGGAAAGTACATCGGATTCTTCAGTTATGGAGATGAAGATGGGGAGTTTATGGGACAAATGGAACATGGAGATACTTTTGGAAGATTAAAACATTTACATATAAGCCATCACTGAGAAAGGAACTCAAATGATTTATCACTTAATTGTTGCAGTCCCAAGTAATTTTGACATTGAGTATCACTTGAAACTGCGAGAACTTGCAAACATACCAGATACTGACAAAATTGAATTTTATACGGGTGATGTTATTCACCCAGATAATAAGTACAAAATGAATGTTGAATTACTTAAACAAATGGCCAAATCTATTTCAGTATCGAAAGTATCTACATTTATGGGGCATAGACCTGAGATGTTTGAAAAACTTGCTGAAATTTTCAATGATCTCGGTTTGGTTATTCATTATAAAAAAGACCATCAAGCAGGAGTTGTTACATTAAGAAGAGAATCTGATACAACAAATAGTCCAAACAGATTCTTTTTTACATGTGTCAATGTTCTGCGAGTTTTTGAAGATGAACAATGGCAGGATACGTTGCAGAATGTTACGAATTTGGAAGACTATTATCCCCCGGATGAGGTAATACAACAAATCCGGGCAGCTAGTTAGGAAGGTAGGTGGGGGGGAACAGAGCTCATTCCCCCCACCATTTTTTCGTCGGAATTACTTAATGAAGAAGTTAAGTTCAATCTTTTCAACTACTCTTGTTGGTTCAAGCGTGACATTAACATGAAATGTTTTTGTCTTTCTTTCATAGTCGGATGCTCCGACTTCAACAGCATAGTTGTCCAGACCTCTTTTTTGTTTAATTACTTCAAGGAACTCAGTAATAGCACCTGAGACCTGACCCCACGTGATTGCATCATTCTGCTCAAAAATAAAGTTACGGCAGAATTGCTCAAGAGCTCTCTTGCAGTATAGAACTAATCTTACAATATTCAGATCCTGCAAAGCACTTGCTTTTGCTTGTGAAGTCAATTGACCCCAAACAACATATCCCTGAGCAAACTTAACAATTGGGTTTAGTTGCTTCAAATACAATTGATCTCGTTGACCCAATCTTGGGTTATATCTTAATTCCTTAATTGTATCAATTGCTGCTCTATTAAACCCTGCTGCAGCAAACCACAACTCAGCAACATTATCATTTCTTGGCAATAGATATGACATATGGTAGACTGGTGAGAACCACACATCTTGGCCAGTAAATGGGTCTGCAACTTTGTTGAATGATTCATAAAGAGCAACATAATATGTGTTAAATGTATTTGTGTCATTTCTTGTTGCTAATGCTGCATTTACAGAAGCATTGTCACCATTGTCCAAAATAGCAACACAGTCACGTCTTGTTTGAACAAGTGTGCTCATTGCTGTTTTGACATCTGATGGATAACCAGCATCGTAAACGATTGTAAAATAGATTGATTCTGGATCCAAAATTGTATCATCAATCAATCCTGAATATGCTTGCTGTAGTAATGTTTCTGCTTCATTAGTATCAAGATCACCTGTTGAATTAACCAAAGATCCATCACTTCCTTTCTTCAAAGGTACAGGTTCTGAAGAAGCAAATGCAGAAGCAATGCTTACTCTTGCTTGCTTAACTTGATATGTAACAATTGAGTTTACATCAAATGAAGTTGTTTCACCCAACCATCCTCTTGTTGCTGTTGTTAGATTTCTAGCATTGAATACATTAATAGTATCATTGTCAGATCCTCCAGCAGCGCCCAACCAACCATATATTTCATTTCCCTTTCCATCTTTTGCAATTACCATGTAATCTGCAAACCCAGTTTCAGGATCAGTTTCCCAATCAGAGAAATCTTGTTTATTGTCAGTGATTGCTGAGGTTGTTCCAGTTGAGTCGATTACTACAGAAACAGTTCCAATCTCTTTATCGTAAGTTCTAACAACTGCATCATAACCACTTGTGTATGTGTTAGTATCTGCATTTAGAACCATTTCAAATCTCAACATAGATGAATATGTTTCTAACACATATTGAATCCAAAGCGATTCTCCAGCAGCATCAGTTGAGTTTGGATCAAAAGAAACTTCAAATGATTCAATAATAACATCATCGCCATCTGATTGTTTTTCATAAACATCAAGTGTATAAACATCATTTAATAATGGGTTTGATGCTTCTGTAAATCTAACTCCAATTGCATTGTAATAATCACCACGGCCAATTGGATACAAGAAACCAATTGGTTTTGTGTAACTTCCACTCGATGCCAAATTAGTTACAAGTTCTGCTGCTGTATTGATGCTTTCAACATAAGTAAGTGAAATTGTTGCTGCCGTTGAGTCGGCACCGTAATTTGCATCAATCCTTAGGTTTGAAAATGTTGCATCGTCTGGAAGGCATCGCATCCAATAAAGAGACCCAGATTCTCCCAAATGATTGTATGCGATGTATGGGCCTTGACCAAAATTTTTGCCATAGTCGGCAATATTTGGTTCTCCCCATTCTGAAATAAAATCGGATCTTCCTCCAACAAAAATTACTTCATTATCTCTTCCCTTTCTGGAAAGCCCACAAAGAAAACCAATTGTTGATGGAACTGCTTGAACGAATGTTGACAGGTCGATTATTTTTGTATAAACCCCAGGCGAGATATTGCTCATTTATTTATTCCTCCATATTTTATTTTATTCTCTAAGATGTTTTTAATCTCTAATGCTAATATCTCCTTGGGTAATGTTTTTTCTTTAATAATTATTCGATTTGTTTTTCTTAAAACTCCTTTCCAGAAATCTCTATTTCCATTAGTTGTTACATGACAACTAACGCACAAGTAAATGAGATTTCTTCTTCTGTTGTCCTTTTTAACATAATTTATGTGGTGTAAATTTTTTCTATAGGTTTCTAACCTACATCCACAAACTGCACATTTATTTTTCTGATCACTTAAAATTGATTTTCTTAAGTTTAAATTATAAAAATTATACGGATATTTACAGTCAGAATATTCGTTTTTTCTTTTTCCCTTTTGCTTTTCTTTTATTTTTTGTGCTCTTTCAAATCCATAAAGTTGCTCGTAAGATTTTCCAATTCTGTTTTCATAAAATTTCTTTCTATTTTGAGAAGAGTGTGTTTTTCCAAAAAACGGATTTTCTTTTCCTTTATATTTTTCAGAAAAAATTAAAGAAAGTTGTTTCTTCAATTTTTTAGCTTTTTTTATTCCGTGTATTTCTTCGTATGTTTTTCCTTTGTTTGGTCCACCTATCCTTCTAGTCCAATGATCATCGCCAGATACTTTTCTTTTATTGATAATTTTCAAGTCATTTGATTGGCATTTTGTTGAGCAGTATTTATGATATCCTGAAGTTAAAGATATAAAATTTGTGTTAAGACCACAATAACAAATTCCTTCCTCTTCAACTTTTAAATATCTTTTATAGTAATTTTCTTTTGTAATATCATGAACTCTTATATGAGAAGATAGTGCTTTTAATGATTTAAATTTGTTCTTACAAATATGACAGTTCACATCTTTTTCCTTATACATACAAGTACCAGACGAAAACAATTCGTCTAGAACTATCTTTAACAATCGTCGGGAACGTAACCCTGGCAAAGAGGCTAAATTGCCCGCTGTAACCTCCCGCACGACTCTCGGCAGTGAATAGTCCTGCCTCGCTTAATTGTTCTCCATTTGCATCATCTATTGTCAATGTAACTGTTATCTTTAATATTAACCATTTGTTTTCATTCAATGAATCGGTTTCAAAATCAACACTGTCAAATGGTTTTTTGTAATATCCCTCTTTTGGGTATCCGACTGAAACAACATGGTAGTCAGCGTTTGATGTGTCTGTGGAATTTATCATCACTCTTGAATCTAGTTCTGTATCATTGATAACAGGAGCGACTGGATCAAAAGGATCTGCAGGATCAACACCTCCGTCACCTAAACCAAACCAAGTTAAAAATTCATCTTTTGTTTGGGGTACTTGTGAATTTTCTAAATCCACTAACCTCTGTGCTAATGTTTCTCTTCCGTGATAAACGACTAAGTTATTTTTTCCGACCAGTTGTTTGTTTCCATCGTCGTCGACTTCATAAATTTCGACATACCCTTTTGGGCGCCTTTCTGAAGTCTCTTGTCTACGACCAGCGCCCACTGAGTCACCCAGACAATGATCACCATACTCGTCATGAGCATGAATTTCAATATCTTTTGCCATGTTATTATACCCTTTGCTACGAAAGATTTTAAAACTATTCTTATTATTTTGTTCTAAGAAGTATGCCCAATTAGAATAGCGGAAAATAGGCAGAGTCGGGTCGTGGAAGCTATATTTATTCTCACGATGTTTATACCGACTCTGCCGCATCTCTACATGATTATGTTCTAAATGTTATTCAAGAAAAGTTCCACAGTTTGGACAGAATTTATACATTGAAGTATAATTCCTTCCGCATGAAGAACATGTTAATTTTGTTTTCACAGTAACAGGTTGTTGAACTGCCTGTCCTTGTGAATCTGTTCCTTTTAGATTAATGATAATAACTTGAGAAGGATCTGTTTTTCCAATCCATGTATGACTAAAATTTTGATGTATTTCATTTCCCTTTACAGTTATTCCCATATCATCAATTGGTGTACTTAAATCTTGCATGTTAATATTTTCTGCAAGATTTTCTGGAGCATCTGCTGAACCAACAACACTATTATTAAAGGATGCATTGAAAGTTTTTGAACCTGCAGCAATTCCCCTTGAGTCAGCAGAATTGGAGTAATAAACCTCCGGAGCGTCACCCGTATATGTCCATCTTAATGGTCTTGGCCACCACCAATCATCATGATGGTGGTGATGGTGGTGATGCTCGTGATGCTCATTGATAATTCTTCTAATTCGCACAGGTTCTTCAACTTCATATGCAAATTCTACACGGATCATTCCATCGTCAATTTTGTCACCGCGGTGATCTTGAATTTCTTTTGTCTTTTTGATAAACTTGAATTTATTGCTGGCTATGTTCCCTTTCATAAAACCTTCAAGTTCAGTTGTTTGATTTGCGTTGATAACCAACGAATTACCGTCAAGGATATCTTGACCATCAATACTAATGTTTACAAGAGCTCTGCGGGAATTGAGATTTTTCAATAGAAGTGAATATTCACTTCCAAAAGGTAGGGTGACAAAACCATCTCTAACTCGCATGATTTTGCCATTGTGTTTGACTTCTACTACGAAGCGGTCTTTGTACGTCATGATAGTTTCTCCTTTTAGATGGCAGACTAACATCTCGATTTTTTGAGTTTAAAGTCTACTGGTCTATCATGTAGAGATTTATATTATGTTCTGACTATATATATTAATTAGTGAAAGATACTAACCCCAAAACTTTTTAAGGAGGCAAGTATGTCTAATCTAGAAGTAGTTAATATGGATGTCGAAAGTGCCAAGGGGTATTTGTTTTACAAGGCCGTTCAGAGAAGTGGTCTTGAAAATATAAGACCTCTTGGGAAAAACAAAGATGTTGAGGCAGGTTTTAAGTTTGATCCGGAAACCAGCATCCTTGCTTTCTACTATGAGGATGACGATTCTCGATCAAGTAGATGCGTTGCTGTAATACTTGAAAGAAGAGCAGTATCAAGTATCTACACAGCAGTTGTTCCTGAGCGTCGAGCTATGTAATTGAATGGGGGGGTTCTTCAGCAACCCCCCACTCTTTTTTCTAAATATCTTTTCCGTAATACACGCCATTCCACATAAACGAACCATCAATAATAATGATTGTATAAACATTGAAATAACCTGTAGCAGGAAGATGTTCAACTACCCCAAATCCATTAATCCAAAAATTTGGAGCGTTTCTGTGATAATCGGGTTTTATATTACATAGACATGGAAGGGATGTTGCAGTATGATAACCTCTAGCATCCACAGGAGATACTTTTGCATACATTTGTGGATTATGGACATGTGAATAAACTACGTTTCCTTCAAATGCGTCAAGAGTTTTTGCAGCATGATATTTATTCCAATAGTAACCATGGATAACATTTAACTTTCCAATTTTATAAATGCCATTGAATGGAACAACTTTATATCCTCGTTCTTCAAGATTTAAATTTCTCTCAATGTCAATAAGATCTTCTAATTCTGGATGTTCTTCAATATATAATTTGACTCTGTTTTCATGATTCCCCATCATAAAAACTTTTCGTGTTTCTGGACTTATGAGTCTTTCTAGAGGCAATAAAATATCTTCATTGAAATTATCATAATCTTTTTTAAGTCTTTGACCTTCTTTTAATAATGGTTTTCTCTTATTCCATGCTGAAATGCAATCAAGTGATATTTGATCACCCATGAAAACAATTTCATCTGGGTCATAATCCATTACAAAATGAAAAACTGCATCAATAACTCTTTCATCTATGTGTGGATGATGAACATCTGGCAATAAAACACTTTTTTGGATCTTAAATTGATCTACACTTACAAGGTCTGCTTTAAATTTACATCTATCTGTGAATGATCCAGCATATCTCGCAACTGTTTTTTCAGAGCACCCAACGATTCTAGCAATTTCCCTGTTATTTAGAAGAGTAGTTTTTCCCAGTCGTTTGATCTCTGCTTTAAAAGGTGATGCCATAAATTTCCTCCAATACAAACTAATTTAATGTATTGCAATTTATATTTTGTTCTGAAAAGAAGGAAAGGCAACCCCATATAAATAGTGGGTTTAATTCTAAAATAGTTTGGAAGTTAACTATTGACAAGGGTTTGTTACGGGGACAACTCCAACTTAATTCTTCCGCCATCTTCTTTAAGAAGATATGAACCGTCTTCCTTCAAAATAAAGAATCCAGTTGGATAGACAGTAATCTCAACCCTATCGAAACCATGAGTGCAATCGAATGATGCACCGGTATCAAATGGTTGAAATCCTCCTGATTGGTGGAATTCTGGATATGGTTCTGATGATACAGGAGCTATAGTTGTTGAATCATATCCAAGTGCTGAAAAGTCTCCAGCAACTTCTTCTGACTTTACAAGCGCAGTCGAATCTGTAGCAAATGAGCATCTAAATCTATCTTCGTGTGTTTGCTCCATATATGGAATTGTAAACGAATTATCTCTAATATCAGTGACAGCACCAATATCAAAATAAGAGCCACAATCGAAAGTCGCTCTGGAATAATACTGAAGAGCCGTTGAGTCACATGTAGCTCCAAGATCAGGATTTGAACAACATGCTTTGCTATCACCTGTTATATAATCTCTAAACTCAAAATCTTGTGTGAATGAGAATGAATCTTCAATAACAATTGAGTTAAATAATCTATCTTTTAAAAGCAAAGATTCAAGTATGATCAACCTTGCTCTATATGGTTTGAAAAAGTTAATAACAGGATCTAGATCCTCAAAGAAGGCTTGTAATCCTGATAAAACAAAACCAAGGTTAACAAAACCAAATCCAATATTATTTCGAACCCAATTAGCAAGATCTTTTAAGAGAGAATTTAGAACCACCGTAACTGGGTCCGAAAGGGCATCCAATGACGTAATAAGATCTGGATTTAAAGATTGTAAAATAGTTTCTGCTGAACTGCTTGTTTGTAAGAAGTTTCTGGGTTTTGTTCTTGTAAATGTATCGTGGTATTGTTCTAGTCTATCGAGAAGATTTTGACGACTTGTAACTACACCGCCAACAATAGAATCATATTCAGCAATAATATCAGAAACTATAGTTGCTGATCCATCATAACAAATAAAGTTTGTTCCATCCGTTCCACCAATATCATATTCTTTATAGTATGTATAAATCAAACTTAGATATAATTCTAATAGTGATACAGTTTCCCCAAGAATAGTTATTTCTGCATCTTGAGGAGGCAGATTTCCAAATTGCCCATAATCAAAGTATTGATCTTGAACCTTTCTAACTAAGATTGATGTTTCTGAACCAACCTCAGCAACAGGTTGAATACCAATATATGGAGTTTTAGATGGAAGGTTAATTAAATTATTTTCATGAAGCTGTTTAATTTGAGATTCTGTATATAACCAATGCGGGTCTCCAGATGTTAAAAGAGAATAACTTAAAGTTGTTGGTGATGGATTCAATGTTGTTCCGGCAACAACATTTCCTCTAAATTCAAGTTCTCCACCATCGTTTAATCTTAACCAGAATGAATAAATATCTAGTTTTGGAACTCCATAATACTGTAATACTTCCAATAATCCTCTTGGAGTTCCTTTGATTTTGTAAAGGTTTACAAGATCAAGGAATAGATTTATTTTGCTTTCTAATGGTTCTGGAGAAGCTTGCCTTAGTATAGTTGAATATGGAAACCCAAAACTTCTAAACAACTCATCTAATTGCTCATTTGCCATACCTCTTGGGTCAGTTAGATTTGACGAATAATTGGCAACTGTTCGATGTGTTGCATACAAATCTCTTAGAAAATTTCTCAGTCTTGTGTAGTCATCTGTATCAAATGGTATCTGGTCAATAACATTTGCAAAATAACTATTCGCTTTTGTTCTTTCTGCTTGAGCAAGAGCACGCATCGCATCCGTAAGATTAGTAGTAGACTCACCTATTACAGCACGGAATATTTCCCAAAATGTATCAGGAATCTTGAAAAAAGCCATTATGTACCTCTAGCAGAAACGAATTTGAAATATTGATCTAGAACATATGCTTCATAACATGCTTCTAAAACCGTATCACATACAAGAGTAACATTATTATATTTATCAATATTATTTCTTATCTTTAAATCAAGAAATAGATAAATTAATTTTGAAAGATTTGTATTTAAGAAATTATAATCGACTGTTAATATATTTGTTGAAGAATCAAAAGTTAAGACGTTGGTTGCGTCGACAATTGTAACTGCGGTTGAGTCTTGTCTGTATGTAAGAAGAGCATTAAGCATTGTTAAATCATGTTGCTTCAAACAAAACGTATTTGTTCCATCGGTAGCATCTAACTTCATATATTTTCCTGCGCCAGGATATATTTGAAGTCTATTCAACGCAACCTGTGGAATACATCCCCAGCTTGGATTTGGTTTGTAAAGATATCTATAATAATTATATGTATAATCATCATTAAAAAGGAGTTCGACAAATGAGCCACGATTCTTTGGTTCAAGTTGTAGTAGAGGAATATCCACTGGAGCTGGTATTTTATATTTATTTACTGCGCTACCAATCACAAATTCACGAAAAAAATGCTGAAGTTCAGGCACTAGAATTGCGCTGGCAACTATCATTTTATTCCCTCACGTCAGTTTGTAAACAGTCTGCTGTATTCAGCATATCCAACATATGAACAAAGAAAGTGAATTTCTTAAAATCTTCCCAGTTAAAATGTTCTTTCTTTGTAACATCTGTTGACCACTGACCTGAATGAAATCTAATCGCTTCTTCCATTGTATAGAATTGTTCTTCAGTCAATATTTTCATAAATGTATCTTTATTTTGTTTGACCATATCAGCAGCTTTCTTGTCGTGCTGATAATCAGTATGTGGTCTGTTTCCAAACTTACCATATTTTAATGAGTCATGTAAAACGATTGCAAATAGAAGCATGTCAGCATCTTGAGTTTTAGGTTCAATGTTAAATGCTCTCCAAATTTTAACTGCAGCATAAAGCATGTGATAAACATGCTCACCCTGATTTGGAACACTTCCATCTGCTTTTTTGTGATATTTACCTGTAGATGAAGTGGGGCGATCCCATGTATCTGGAAGCAACCCATTTATCCCACTCCATAATTTAAAACCTTTTTCGGTCATATTTTTTTCGAGTAATTCTACTATCTTCTCCTTGTAACTCATGATTCTTTCCTTTCTATATTGTAATTCCAAGAGCATCAATAACAAACTGAATTGGATTTATAATTGTAACTGATGGCGAACCTGCAAACAACAAACCAATGGCTTGGTTTGTATCTCGGTGAAGAATTAGTGAACCAGAATCTCCTCCTGCACTCATAGGTCCAGCCATTAGCTGTTCATCAAATGTTGCAACTCTTCCTCCACCATAATCAACGTCAATTGTAGCACTTCTGTGAATAATTTTATCTTCTGTATAACCAGTTGTTCTTCCCATTTTTTTGACTGGTATATAAAGATCAACATTATCTAACCAACCAGACCAAGATCCAATATCAAGAATATCATCTAGAACTTCATCACCAACTGGACCAGCTAAAGCGCAGTCAACGTAATTTGTAGCTGATCTTTTTTCAACCAAAACTCGATAACTTGAACCGATTGATCTTGCAGCAAAGTTTGTTATCTTTGCAAACATATTGGCGATTGGGCACCAACCTTTTTTATCATCATCTTCTTCTGGTGGTGGAGGTGGAGGTTGTGTTCCTCCAAAGTCAATTGGAACAAATTGCGCCAATTGGCTTATTTTATCAGCAGGTGTTCCCCCATCATGCGGTCCTGGTTGATAAATCGAATCTCCAATCTTTGCACTGTTTGAATTTGCAAGGACATGATTATTACTTAGAATGAATCTCTTACCATTTTTTCTTACAACGCAACCAAGCGTTCCTGCAGTAATCGCATAATGCCCGATAGAAACTCCTCCTGGTGCAGGTCGGTACTTTTTTGTTGGATCGCTAAATGCAACTATTCGACCGGTTTCAATAACATCTGTTTTATAACCTTTTAGCTCTTTTGGAACCATATCATCTTTCTTAAGTTGTGCTAATGGTTTTTTCTTTTCAACAAAAATAGTTATTGCTTGTTCTCCGGTTGCGACGCCATCAGAAACTTTTTCACCGATAGCGACGCCAAGTACATTTCCTTTACGTTTTAATTTTTTTGTATATTTTTTCTTGATGTGTTGTATTGACATTTTGTTCCTCTTATAGCGCCAAGATTGCTATTAGCACAGCACCAATACCCATAATCCCAATTATTGATTGATGGTAGATGTTATCCATCTTATGGTCATATGCTTCTTGACGGTATTGATTTTCAAAGTATGCTTGACGTTCGTTGAGAAGTTGTATAAGTTGTTGATCCTTCTCAATTAAATCTTTTAGATGATTTAGTGTATCAATGTACTGATTAGCAACTTCAATGTTGGTAAGATACAACTGTTTATATGTTTCTTTCAACTTTAAATTTGCAACCACTTTTGGATAATCTTCTCTTGAAAATGCAACATACTTCGCCTTTGAAGCGTCTTCTGTCAACTGCCCATTTTCATCAATGAATAAAACTTTGGGTTTTCCAGGATCTGGGATGCTATCTAAATCAGATTCCAGTTTTGGTGTTTTTTCAAATTTTATTTCTGTCAATTGCATTGGTTTAACTTCTCTTGGAGCACATGATGCTAATGTTCCAATAAGAAACAATCCTGCAATCATTGATGTGATTATTTTCCCCATAGGTCATCACTCTCCATTACCAATTCTGCAAGGTCATCTTTTTCAAGAGTTTCAATTATTTCTTTTGCAGCTTTCTTTTTAATATCTTTTATTTTCTCTTTTTTTGTTTCTGCAATTTTTTCGCTAGCAATAACCTTCTCGGCAATGTCCTTTCTTTCAGTATCGACTGCCTTGATTTGAGAATCAGATTTTTTCTTGAATAGATCTGTTACAAGTTCTCGTATCTTAATATCTCCTCCAAGAAATTTACTGACAATTAGAGCGAGTCCAGCAAACCCGCCAAATATTCCAAGCATTGTTGCAAAACTTCCAATTGCACTCATTAGTTCACCTCCTTACGCTGCCATCTTTTTCATTTCTTTTTTTGCATCTTCGCTGCTTCCATTTGCAATAGCTTTAATTTTTTGAGTTTTAAATCCTTCTCTCAATGCAAGAACAATTGAGATAACGCTACCATTTGAAGTAGCAAATGTTTCTCCTGTCATTTGATCCTTATGAACCATATATAAAGACAGAATCATATAAACAAAAATTATCCACACTTTGACAGATAGGATATTCTCTATAAATTTTACTCCTGCAGCACCAA